TACATCTTTTAAATATTTTAAAAATGTTTTGTATTCAGGTTGTTTAGCTAAGTTAAATTTGGTATCATATGTTGTTCTACCTTTATAAAACCTGTGTCTATTAATTTTCTCATAATCTAAATATTTTAAAGATGGCTTTAATAACTTTTCAGCCCAGCCTGAAGTCTGATGTTGTAAAATAGGTACTGAAAACCAATTTTGTATATTATAATTTTGTATGGTCACTAAAAATATCTTCTACTTTATCAATACAACAGATTTCCATATTAATAGAAATTCTTAATTGTTTAGACTTTACGTTTATAGGATTGTGCCACATCCAACCTGGAAAAATGTATAATTCATTAGTTTTAGGTCTAATCTTTAACACATCTTTTCTTCTACTTCTAAATTCAATTTCGCCACCTTTCATGTCTTTAGGTATCTCCAAATAATAAACTGAATTGATGGTTGATGATAAAATATGATTGTGCCAATTAACAGATGGTATAAAATCTTTATTAGAGGCTACAGCAAAACAATGAGTTCTATTAATCCACTCATTAATTTTAAAGTCTTTTAAATATTTTCTGGATGTATCTAAAAATTGATTATATAATTTTTTAGTAAAGTTATCTTCTTCAAGCACATAATTGTTATCCCAATCATGTCTTTTAATTTGTTCGATAACTCTTTTTTTTACTCTTGTATGTTCGCCCTTTGAAAAATTATAAAAGTTATCAATCCTAATTATAGGAAAATCTATCATTTATCTAATACTTTATCACTTTACTTATAGCACCTTGTCTTACAGGTATTTTCTTTTCAGCTCTTTTAAATCTACCAGGTAAACCTAAATGAGGCCTTCTATCTAAAGCATTTTCTTCAGCGCCTTCGGTTTTTTGATTGTTGTAATGTAAAAACACTTGAGCACAATGATTACCCTTAAAAGGTTCTCTCCAATGTTCTAATAGATCACCTCTATAAATTAACATATCTCCAGGTTTTAAATTTACTCTAACACCTTTTGATTTAGATGGAATATACTCACCTGTTGTTTCATTAATACCACCTTCATTTTCATTTGGATTAATAAAAATAGGCCATGCTTTATCACCACCTAAATTTAACGTTGTTGATATTTCACAACTAAATCTATCTTTGTGTCTTATTAATTCGTCTTTATCTTTATATATTCTAACATATGAATAATTTTCATATAATTTTAAACCTGTAGTTTTTTCCATTTTAGGTTTTAATTTAGCTAAGAGAGTTTCCATAGCTATATCAGCATAATGTGAATAAGTAGCTGGTACTTGTGGGTCTTCCCATGTTCCCCAATCTTTATTAAATAAAGAGATATTGTTGGTAGTTCTAAAAGTCTGTAAGACTCTTCTTTTCATTAAGATATAGTTTTTTAAAAATTCAGCCATATCTTTACTAATAGCATTTTTTATAACAGTAAATTTGTCTTTTTTCCAGTTCATAATTAGTTATAGTTAAAGTTTATTAATAGTTTAAACTTTTGATCTGTACAGGTTGTACCTTGATGAGTTTGATTAGCTTTAAAGAATACCATTCTATTTTCTTTCGCTTTCACCTTTTCTTTACCAAAAATTGTTAAACCATTATTTGTATTTATATAAAATATGGCCGCCTTACAATCAAAGTCTTGGTCTGTGTGTTTTTCAAACTTATAAACTTTATCTGTATTGGCAACCAAATTTGCTTTAATTCTTATAAAGTTTTTAACTTTCATTTTATTTATAATCGGCAGTAAGTTCTCATAAGCACTAGAATTTACTTCACCACCAGCCACGAATGTATGAGTAAGTTGATAATCGTTCTTATCTTTAGTGTATTCATTTGGATTTATAGAAGTTTTATTAGTATTTAAATACCAAGGAAATGAATTACTTAAAAACATACTTTTTATGTTTTCCATATCTTGTTTTTTTATATAATTATCTTTTACTTTTATCATTTTGTAAATTTTTAAGAATTACCTCTATAGAATCAAATGTCTGTAAAGCTGTCCAGTTGCCTTCAAAATGATTATGAAATGATCTACACATGAAAAAGTAATCATATTCAAAATCACTCACAGCATTTATATCTAATCTTGTATCTAATATGTCATTATTTAACAACACAAAATCTTTTCTCCAATCTTGGTATCTGTTAAAAGCAGAATCATAATTAGCTATCCAAGTACAACCTTTTATTCTACCACTTTTCATATAATGGCCTAACCAATTACCAGATAAAAATCCAGCTTCTAATGGTTCTGAAGGAATATATTGAATGTCGTGGTGATGATCTACATTTACACAATAAACAGGACTAACCAAAGTATCAACAAGTTTTGATATTTCTCTATGAGATTGGCCTATAACTATTTTTTTAAATTTTGTTTTTTTAAATATTGGTATTAATACTTCAAGTAAGGCTTTTGAATCTCTAGGAGACATAACCCAATCAATGTCAATTGATAATAATGTTTCATGTTTTGTCATAATTTATTTTACTGCTCTATAATTAAACGCCATTGATATTCTTTCTTTATTTGACGTATTTGGTTTTACATAATGTATTAAATAACCAGGAAATATAATTACTTTTCCTGTTTCAGGTACAATACTCCATGTGCTTGAATTATATCTATTCCATTGTTCAACTAATTCATCATGTATTGTATATTGTATCTTTGAATTTGGATTTAAAAATTCTAAACCAGCACAACCTTTTTCCGCCATAGGAAAATAAACAATGGCCAAATCAGCCGTAGGATGTTGATGAGGCACAGATGTTTCAAAAGAATTTTGTTTATTAATCCAAGCATCAATACAAACTTGTTTTGTACTATTTTTGTATTGAAAAACTTTATGAGCTTCATTTGCTATTTTATCAACTTCAACAAACAAATGTTCTAATTGATTTTTTAATGGTGTATTATGAAATATATTTTTTTGATTATAGTCATCATTTGTTTCTAAACCATTTAAACATATATCTGCTATTTGTTTATGGTTTATTTTTAATTTTGTCTGTATTAAAAATGATGTAAATATATTTTCAATATTCATTATTAAGTATTTTGTGGATTTAAACCTCTCAAATGATTTGTAAGTAATGTTCTAACACATTGTAAATTAAAATGAACAAATCTAAAATCATCTACACCAGCGTCAACTGAAAAACCATGTTCTAAATATGCTGGAAAGAAAATCATAGTACCAGGTTTTGGTTTATAATGTATTATAGAAGAAGCCATAGAAACTTCTTCAGGATTTTTTAATGGCATATCTAATCCTACTTTACATAATCTTGGATCTTTAAAATAAGGAACTGAAGTTCTTTCACTACATTTTAAAAAATAAAAACCAGATATATGATTGTCGTAATGAATATGACCCTCGTGGTGGCCTCCGCCCTTTTTAGAAAATTCTTGTACCCACAATTCTGTCCACATTAACTCGTATAAAGATAAATTATATCCCATATGATCTAATACATTTTTAGCTGTGGCACCAATGTAGTCCTGAAACTCTCTAATATCAGGATCGCCTATCATACTTTCTGAATGGTGTGATAAAGTTATATCTCCAACTTTTTTCTTCCATCTTTTTTCTCTATCTTTAATAACAGGCTCCATAAGTTTTTTAGCCCGTTTAATATAATTATTACTTACTTTATCAACATGATCTACCCACTCTGGCACCTCGATATGATAAATTGGTGTTTGAAAATAAATTGATGTTTGTAACTGATCTGTTTTTGTCATAATATTTACCATACCCAACTAACAAATGAGTATCTGGTTCCTTTCTTTATACTGTTAACTTTGTGTGGATATAAAAAATTACTAGGAAAAATTAATACATCTCCTTGATTTAATTTTATTAGTTTGTCTTTCCACATTATAAACTCACCTCCTATATAGTCATCATTTAAAACGCCTACTATACTTAAAACAGGAATGCCTTTTCTTTGACCGTCAAATAAATTATGAATATGGTCACAATGAAAATTAAAATTCTGTCCTTTTTCATATTTATTGACTCTTATTTCAGAATATCCGTTCCATCCTTCATAATAAGGAACTTTTAACTCTTTAATATATTTGTCAATACCATACCACAATTTATCCATAATATCTTTTTTAGAAGGAAATTCTTCAAAGGTCATTTCAGCTTCTTGTTTTTTTGAAAAAGTTTTTTTAGATGTTGGATTATAATATTCACCCTTATCATAATCAACATTACTTAATTCTTCAATAGCTTTATTACAAAAATCTTTATCAAATAAAGGATATGTTTTTACATAATTTTCTAAACTATACATAATATATAAATCAACTTTATCTAAATGGATATCCTAGTCCCCATAACACTAATGAATATCTTGTACCTTTTGTGACAGGTTTAACTCTATGCCATATATGAGATGGAAAAACTATTAAACTACCTCTAGGTTTAAAATGTTTTTTTGTTTGCATGACGTGGCTAGCATCGCTATGTGTTCTTGGTTGTACTTCTAAATCGCCACCTTTATAATCTTTAGGGTTTGATAATTGTACAATAGCTGATATTTTTCTTATCTTACCATGAAAATTTGGATTATTTGGATTATTATAAGGATCAGGAAAAGGATCACAATGCCAATCATAAAATTGATTTAATTTATATTTTGTAAATTGTATTGACTCAAAATAGTCATATTGAAAATTCCAACCTGCATTTTTGTTAGCTAATTCTATAAGAGGACACAATTCGTTATAAATCCATTGATCATTTAACCATACAACATTTGAATCTCTTTGTTTTTTTAAATATTTTAAATCTTTTTTATTTAATAGGCCTTGAACATTATCAGGATTTACTCCAGGTTTTCTTTTTTTTACTTTATCAGAAGCGCCACCTGTTACTCCTATTTTTTCTTGTTTTGAGTTTCCTAACTCTATCACCTCATCACAAAAATTATCACCTAATTGACTTGTAAAGTACCAATAAGCATTTTTTAAGTTCATTTTTATCCTCTTTTCATCTATATTAAATCTACCGCTATAGAATAACGTTTAATTTTTTTAGGTGTATAAGGTTGAGAATGTACTATACCACCTCTAAACACCATTAAAGAATTTTCTGGACACTTTGTTGAAATAATCTTGTCATAGTTAAATTCTTCATCTCTAAAAATAGTTCCTAAACTATCAGGATTCTGTAAATAATATACTGCTGAATATTTACAAGTTGGATGATTATGCCAATTTATAATATCACCCTCCGTATAATTACCCCAAGAGTTTTGTATATTCATATTTTTCATATATTTATCTAGTAAAATTTTATAGAAAACTGACATTTCAGAATGATAGTGTAAGTTCATTTCCGTTTGTAGGCCAGGCACATTTTTACCAAAATATCTCACTTTGGTTTTTACAAACTTTAATATTTTTTTACGATCACTTTCTTTTAATATATTTTTATATAATTTATATAGTTTCATATTTAAATGTTTCAGGTTTACGGTTCCAAGGATTTATTAGATATGTTCTTCTAGTACCTTTAAATTTTTCTACAGAATGATATATGCCTGGATCAAATATAACCAATCTATTGGATTTAGGCATTATTATATCATCTTCTAATTTTAACTGGCCGCCTTTAAGATTTTCAACCTCAACATAAAATATAAGAGAACATATAGGAAATCTTAATTTACCTGAAGTTCTTTTAAAGTAACCCTCGTCTTTATCTACATGAGGATTACATTGTGTATTGTTGTGGCTCCATTGTTCAAATCCTTTGTATTTGGAGAAGTCATAAGTTTTTGAAGCCTCTTTAAGAAAAACATTATCTTTGTAATCATCATCAAACCACATAACAGGAATATTATCACCTTTTAAAAGATTAAATTTTTTATTTAAATCATCTAAACTTTTTTTACTTAAAAAATTATCTACAACTCTAAAACCCATAAAAACTTTTTTTTGTAAAATCAATATTTTCAATATTAGAAATACGAAAATCGCAATTAAAAGCAATAACCGTTTTTCTTTTATTTGATTTATTTATAGGTGACCTGTGCATCAAGTAAGAAGGGAAAAATAGTATATCACCCTCTTTTACTTTTGGCTTAGACTTATCTTTAAATTCAGTAACTAACTCTTTTTTTGGAAGTTCCAAATAATACACAGCTGATAAATTTGACAATGGATGAGTGTGCCAATTATGTTTATCGTTTTTGGAATATTGAGCAAACCAGGCGTTATATATTTCCCAACTATCACAGTAAAATTTACTGGATACTTCTAACATTAAATCAGAAATTTCTTTGTAAAATAAGTTTAGATATTTTCTATTATATTCTTTAGGTAAATCCCAATCAGACTTTACTGTATCGCCTGATGGCATTTCGTCAATTAAAGATAATAGTTTTTTCTTTAGATTTTTATGTTTTGGAAATTCCACTACCCACATGATAAAAATTCACTTTCATATTATTTACTACTTATACTAGTTTACAGTAAGTGTTCCAGAAACTATAAATTTAGCTACTGAAGCACCACATACACAACTCACAGTATTACAACCAGGTGTAACACTTAAAGGGTGTCCTGCTGGCGATCTTACAACTACGATACCTGAACCACCTCTCGAGCCATATTTAGATTTTCCGCAAGGAGCCTGATAAGTTGGAGCGCCATAAGAAGTAGGACCTCCTGTACCACCTCCTCCACCGCCGCCTGTATTAGCAGTTCCAGAATAAGCAAATCCACAAGGATTTCCTGGAGCACCATTACCACCACCACCAGAACCACCTGTTCCGCCAGGTATACCTGGATAACCTCTATCTGTTCCTGATCCGCCACCACCAGAGTATGCTGAACAAGCAACACCTGTGATTAAGTTCGGAGCACCATCACCTCCTGGAACTCCTGGATAACCACTTGCCGAAGCACCACCACCTGTGGCACCTCCGCCACCGCCACCACCTCGGTTATCTGGATAACCTCCTGAGCCGCCTGGATTTCCTTCTGGTGGAGTATAACCTCCAGCATTACCAGAACCTCCTGGTCTTTTAGCACCAATTGCAGATGGATAACCACCTGAGCCTGAACCGCCAGGTCCACCTCTTTCTGCATTGTTAGCATTCCATGGAGAACCACAAGAAGCGTTTAGTGGATAACCACCGCCTGATGCTTGAATATAAGAATCGAAACTTGATGTATTACCATAACCATCACCTGATCCATCTGGTGGACTAGCAGGTGGGGCTGGATAGTTTGTACCACAAGAGTTACCGCCTCCAGCACCAACTGTAATTGTATATGATGAAGCTGAGCATACTACAACAGCACATCCTTGTAAAGGGGCAGGACCAAAACCAGAAGCTCTATAACCTCCAGCGCCTCCTCCTCCGAAACTCTTACCAGCACCACCTCCAGCAACAACTAGATAATCTAGTGTAACTGATTCAATAACAGAACCATCTGGCCATGCTCCCTCTTTAACAGCTTCATACTGTTGTTTCATTGGCCACATACCTCTACTATTATTTTTTTCTTTAACTAAAACTATACCTGAACCTCCAGCAGCACCAGCAGCATAAGTTCCTGTTGGACCTTGAAGGCCTCCAGCACCTCCGCCACCTCCAGTATTTGATGTACCTGCTGTACCAGCATTTGCTCCACCACCGCCACCAGCTCCTCCACCACCAGTTCCTCCTGATGAAGGTGAACCACAGAATCCAGCTGCTCCACCACCACCAGCAACTGCTGTAACAGGTGCTCCTGGAAATTCTGTTGAAATATCTAAACCTGCTCCACCAGCACCACCATCGTTAGTTGTTCCACAAGACCCAGCAGCAGTAAAACCTCCACCACCGCCACCACCTGAAGTTGGTGAACCTGGTACGTTTCTACCTCCTGGATTTCCTTGATTAGGAGTTCCTGTTCCTCCTGTTCTACAAGCGCCGCCTTGGTTAGCGCCACCTGAGCCAGAACCTCCTGGTTGACCTTGTCCACAAGAAGCTCCTCCGCCTGCTGGATAATTAACACCGTATGCTCCACCACCACCAATAGCAACAGCAACACTACCTATAGATGAATTTGAACCAGGTGCTCCAAAAGTACCTGCCGGTCCTGGATATGATGGACCTCCTGTATCTCCACCCCCAGCGCCACCTATTGTAACTACATAAGGCGAACTACCACAAACAGCAACATTAGTAAAAACAACACCTCCAGCTCCTCCACCACCAGACCCACCAGCAGCACCACCGCCACCAGCAACTACGGCTGTTTTAAGTAACCTAGTTCCTGATCCTGTGGTTAGTGTACAAGATGATGTAAAAGTTGAAACTTTTTCTTTACCAGCAGAGGCACAGTTAGCTACACCTCTAATTTTACCTTTGAAGTTTGAAAGTTTGTTTATAGCCATGTGTTAACCTTATATTAATATTACGTTATACAGCAGTCCAAGATGTTGTGTCTGGATTCCACTCAAACTGAGCGTTATCTTCTCCAAAGCCAATCCATTTTAGATTTGCTTCACTCCACTCAATTCTGTAATTTCCTAATGTACTATCTGAACGAGTGTACTGTCTTTGTTCCATAGTAGGAGCTACAACTGGTGGATCCCACAACCAAGTTTCAGTATTTAAAGTCCAAGAAGCAAATGGTTGTTGAGCAAGAAATACATCATTAGTAGGGTCATAAACCATACTTCTTCCAGCAAATCTTTTTCTAAAACTGTGATTGTATGAAGTTTGTTTCCAGATGCCTCCGCCAAAAAGTTTTTTACAATAAAACTCTCCGTCTTCGTGCATATCGTGGTTGACTAAGGTTGTACCACCAGCAGGTATATCGTTTCCTACTACGACAACTCTTTTAACGATATACTTCTCATCTGAAGTAAATCCAGTTGGATCTGTTTTTAATTCTAATTCAGCAAAATGAGCCATATTCTATGCCTCCTATGCGTCGTCTAATATTTCGTATGAAATTGTACATACAAGATCGCCGTTAGCACTAGCACCACCTTCAATTGAATCTCCTTCTTCTAAATAAATTGAAGAATTTTTGTCAATAACGTTTAAAGATGAATCTGCTGGTACAGAAATTGTACTAGCAATTGCTCTAGTGTTTGTTTGATCGTTGTATGTAATTGTAACATCAGCAGCGTTAGTGCCGTCAATGTTTGCCACAATGATAGAGTTTATTTTGTAAATCTTATCAGAAGCAGCAGTTACTAAAGAAGTTGTTAAAGTTGTGTCCAAGGCAAACGTATCCGTTTTACCTAGAATAGAACTAACATTTACTATATTTGGGTTTGCCATAATTGTTTCCTTTCAAGCATATTTATCTAAGCAAATTTGCCTTGTCTTATAATACTATTTATAATCCCTTTTTAAGTTTTAGGTAATTATTATTATTTATATATTTATTCATCTGTATCTGTTGACGGATTATAACTCTTTCCATCGTCAAAATCTGTGATGGTTGTAGTAAATCCGAAGTCATCATCAGCGTCGGATGAGGTAGGGTTTGGAGTAATAGTTATTCTCACCTCTCTACTTTCATCTCCATTTGAATTTGTATGTAAATCTGATTGAACCTCTTTTATCACTTTTTGAGTTGTAGCAGGTCCAAAAAGATATGTTTTTGCTGTAAATCCTAGTGTATATATAACGGCTCTACGAGATGTAAAATCGCCACTATAACTATCATCATAGTTAACACTATTTAGTATAATAGGAACATCTCTTTTAATGTCCATACTAGGTATAGCATTTACTGTAACAGTATAATCAGGTTGAAAGAACGGCAATATTTGTTCTACTATTTGTAAACCTGCTTCTGCTGTCGCTGTAAACACATTTAAATTATATGATATATTGTAAGGCACAGGCATATAATTATATGTCATAACCTTGCCATCTTCACCAGCTTTAACTGTTTTAAATTTTTGAATACGATTTAATTTTCTACTAGCGTCATATTGTATACCAGATATTTCAAATGACATACGAGGTAGTGTAATTGCCATTTCTCTTTCATTTAAATTAGGTTGCTGGTCTAGTCTAACTAAAAACTTTTCTTTTGGAGCATATGCTAATGGGACGGCCATTGATTGAACAATGTCACCCTCACTATCTTTTCTTTTAACTTTAATTTTATTAAAAAGTTGACCAAAAGCGATGGTCATTCTTCTCATACTTTCATTATAAAAATATGTTCCAAACATTAAAATTCTCCTTGGTCTACTTCACCAAAAGGATTTCTTTCAGTAAAGTCTAATATGTCATCAGCTGTAGAAGCTGTATCAAATCCTGCCTCACTATCTAAATCTAAATTATCAGCATAAGTGTTTGATTGTGTTTGAACACTAAAAGTATGATCTTCATTTATTAAGTAGAATCTATCTCCATTTACACTTTCAGTTTCTAATTGTAAAGAACCTGTACCATCTTCTAATGTAAATTGATTTCTTAAAGTATCTGTTGAATATTGATCTTCAGCACTATCAATTTCTGTAATGCCTGTATCAAGTTGTTCACCAGAATATTCCCAACGTGTTGCTCTTAATTTGTAAACTGGTAAATTGCCGAGTTGAAAGAAAGGCTCCTGATCTTCAACGAATTGTATTTCAAAAAAACTATTCATTAAAGGCATATAAATTATATCGCCTTCATTTGGACGGCCATCAGCTATTAATGTGTGTTGACTATCAACGGCGTCTTGCCATCTTCTCTTAGCCAACATAAATGTTGTATCTTCTCTTATTTCTAAACCAAATTTATTAATGATTTCTTGTTGACCAGCAAATCCTTCGGTGGTCTCCATATACATTTCTATTAAATATGAATCATCAAATTTACTTAACGAGTCTTCGCCAAGTATTAAATCTCTATTGACTAATGTTCGTGGTAAATAGTAACAATCAAATCCGTAGATTTTTAATCCTTCAATGATTAAATCTTCGTGTAATCTTTTTTCGCTATCATTTCCGATACCGTTGCCACCTTGGAAGTAATGATTAACTGCCATATCATTATCCTATCATCATTGCAGGGTTTAATTCATATGAACTTCTTATTTCTTGTTCTAGTTTTTCAATCTCTTGTAAAGCTTCTGAAAATATCTGAGCACCATTTAAAGAAACACCACCAATCATAGTTACACCATTAAA